CAACGAGAAGCGCAGCAGCAGCGAGTGGGAACACGAACAGCGGTGGCAGAACACTTGGCGGGAGTCAGGCAGCGACCAGAAGTAATGCAGCGCAAAGCGGAAACACAAACAGCGGTGGCAATAAATCATCTAAAAGTAATGCGACAAAAAGCAATAATTCTCCCGCATTAGGTGGTAGTCAAGCAGCAACAAGATCAGCAGTAGCAGAGGTTGATGACGGAAGTCCCGCTTTAGGTGGAAGCCAGAAAGCAACCAGGACTGCGCTTGAAACTCCAGAAGCGGTGGTCGAGTCGATTGATGTAAACAATCCAGGTCGTACTCCAGGTCAACGAATGGCTGCTCGATTTGAACCCAGTGCGTTAGCAGGTTACATGGGTCTTGATGACGCTGACCGTGCTGCAAACTTCGACGCACCTATCGGTGCAGAAGGAAGTGATGATGCACCTGACGGTCCGCAGATCGATCCTCAAGAAAAGGAGGACGAAGAAGAAACAGTGACAGACGATTCACCACAAATCGAAACAGAGCCTGAGATCGGTGGCGGTTCGGGATACAGTGGTTCGTCGTCAGGCAGTAGCGGATCGAGCGGTTCATCAGGTGCAACGGTATATGACCCTGTGTTCGGTGGTTCTATGGACGTAACATACGAGTCGTTGCTAGATGCGCTTACTGAGCGTGCCGATAGCATGGATGATCCGGCATCAAGCAGTGAAGATTCTTATGGATTGGAAGATACGATTCTAAGCAAGCGACCCTTGTCCGATGATGCGTTGAGACAAACATTCTTAACTAACCTGGGCGCACGCAATCTAGGCACGGCTAACTCAGTTGTCGATCCTGCAACGGGTACGGTGTACCGCAATCCGGCACAAGCCAGGAGCGCAGGTGTAACGAACTGGGTGTACAAGTATGTGTTTGATGCAAAGCGTGCAGGTTCTAGTCTCTACTCAGCGGTGATCGGCTAATGGCTTCGGGTTCCGTAGAGCAAATCGTAAAGCGTTACGAATCACTCAAGGCTGCTCGATCTAATTGGGATCGGGATTGGGAAGACGTGGCAATGTATGTCATGCCCAACCGTGCAGACTTCGTGACGCAGAGATCAAAAGGGGATCGATCAAGAACCGAGAAGATATACGACAGCACAGCGATACATGCGAACAACGTCCTGGCAGCATCACTGCACATGGCGTTAACGTCACCTGCATCGCCCTGGTTCTCTGTTCGATTTAGAGATACAGAACTTGCTGAAGATGACGCAGCAAACGAGTGGCTAGAAGAATGCACGGATCGCATGTTCGATGCGTTAGGTGAGAGCAACTTTAATACGCAGGTCAACGAGTTGTACCTTGACCTGGGAGCATTCGGTACTGGCTGCTTGTTCTTGGAAGAAGGTAACGCACCGACAGCGTTCGGTGGTTTGCGTTTCGATACGGTTCACTTGTCTGATCTATGTATCAGCGAGTCAGCATCCGGAAAGGTTGATACCGTGTATCGATGTTTTGAGTTAACAGCGCGTGCAGCATCGGAGCGATGGCAAGACGCTGACATGCCAAAGGTTACGGCAGCGTTAAACAAGAACCCCGATCAGATGTTTAAGTTCCTGCACTGTGTCTCTCCAAGTACCGATAGATCGTACCCAGACAACGACATGAAAGTCCCGCAGGATAGACCGTTCATGGAGAAGTACATCTCCCTGGAGGATCAAGCGATCATTGAGGAGGGCGGGTACTACGAACTGCCGTACTTCATTCCACGTTGGTCGAAGACATCGGGCGAAGCCTGGGGTTATTCACCTGGCTTGATTGCCAGGGCAGACATCACGACGCTGAATGAAGCGAAGCGTCTTGAGTTAACGGGATGGGAAAAGTCCATCGACCCACCGTACATGGCAGGACGCAACGCAATAATTGGTGATCTGCACTTGGAGCCAGGCGGTCTGACGTTAATGCGTGAGATGGGTGAACTGCGTGTGCTTGAGAACGGTACACGATGGGACGTGTCTCAGATTAAGTCAGCGGAGTTACGTCAATCGATTCGCATGATGTTCTATTCAGATCAACTTGAGTTACCTGATCGACCTAATGCGACAGCAACTGAGGTGCAGATTCGATACGAGATGATGCAGCGCCTGTTGGGTGCAACGCTTGGACGACTGCAATCTGAACTGCTCACGCCAATGGTCGAGCGTGTGTTCTACATGATGTATCGAGCGATGCAATTCCCAGAACCACCTGAGTCCGTGATCGCCTATCAAGGCGGGGAACTGGACATCGAGTATGTGTCACCCCTGGCACGCGCTCAGAAGATGGGTGACGTGCAAGCAATCGAACGATGGGTGGGTTCGCTTAGTCAAATGGCGCAACTCAATCCAGAAATCTTGGACGCTATCGACTTCGATAAGGTAGCAATAAAACTTGCAGACCGACACGGTGTCCCTGCTGACGTACGCAAAGGTGCAGACGAGATGCAAGAGGCACGCGCTCAACGCATGCAGCAGCAACAACAGCAGCAACAGATGATGATGCAACAACAAGCGGAGGCAGAGAGTGCCGGACAAGATCAGTGAGTTGGCTTCTTTAACATTTCGTAATCAGTCCGGTCAGGACTTACTCAACGAATTAAAGAACTGTTATGTAGACCGTAGTAATTATGTGCAAGGCGATACCCATGAAACGGCATACCGACTTGGTATGTCGCACATGGTCAACATGTTAATCAATCTATCAAACTCAGACGAGGCAAAAAATGGCTGAAGAAAAGTGGTATGCAGGATTACCGGAAGACATGCACCATCAGGTCGAGAAGTTCGAGACAGTAGAAGACCTGGCTAAAGGATATACCAATGCGGAAAGCATGATCGGTGGCAGCATACGCATCCCATCCGAAGACGCAGAACAAGGGCAATGGGATCAGTTCAAAGACAAACTATCAAGCGTGCCTGGCATTGCGATGATGCCTGGAGAAGAAGACGAGCAAGGATGGGACAACCTGTATTCCAAACTAGGCAAGCCCTCAGACATAAACGAATACGGCATTGATGATGCTGCGTTTGCACAGGTCGCACATGCGAACCATCTAACCAAGAGCCAGGCGCAGCAGTTGTATCGGGCGTATGTTGGAGAAGAGCAGCAGCGTCAAGAGTCACGCCAGGTGCAGGTTGCCAACATGATGGAAGAACTCAAGCAAGAGTGGGGCGCAGAGTTTGAGTCGAAGGGTAAGCAAGCAGGTCAGGCAGTTAAATTCCTAGACAAGAAGATCAAAGCCGATGGCAAGTTAACTGACGCATTGCGTGAGCCTGGCATGGGCGACAACCCGTTACTCATTAAAGCGTTGGTTGCTATTGGCGACATGCTAGGTGAGAAACAAATTGCAGCGAAGGATACGAGCAACGTGTTTGGTGTTGCACCAGGCGAAGCGCGTGAGCGTGCAATGGGAATCATTGGTGACTTGAAGGATGCGTATCACGATGCGTCGCATCCGAATCACAAGACAAGAGTCGAGCATGTGCAGCGACTGATGGAGATTGCGCATCCAGAATGATTGCATTGGATTGCGTGACGAGTTATTAAGCACATACTGATGGGGAACTCGCAAGAGTCCATCGCGCTGACACCGTTAACTGTTCGTCAACCCAGACGTAAAATGGTAGGACGAGTCCGAAAGGGCAACTCTCCGAAGGGTTTAATTTTTTAACAAACTTGGGAGAGTCAAATGGCTAATACCATCTCAAAGGCATTCGTTGAGCAATTCAAATCGAATGTCGTGCATCTTGCACAACAGCGCGGTAGTCGTCTTAAAGATGCCGTGCGAAATGAAACCGTAACTGGTGAGAAGCATAACTTCGAGCGCATCGGCGCGATGGACAGTGTGGAGAAAACAACTCGCCACACCGACACGCCCGTCCTCGATGTTCCACATTCACGACGTGTTGTCACGCTAAAGGATTGGCAGTGGGCTGACATGATTGACCAGGAAGACAAGATTCGTCTTCTGATCTCTCCGCAGTCTGAGTATGCCAAGACGGGTGCGTATGCAATGGGTCGTCGTTGGGACAAACTCATCATCGATGCAGCGACTGCTGCTGCGACTGATGGTGACGGTGCTAGTGTTGCGCTTCCCGCAGGTAACAAAGTTGTTCATGCGTCCGGCGGTATGACCGTTGCAAAGATTCTTGCTGCACGCGAGATTCTTTTGGCTAACGATGTGGATGAAGAAGCCGATCCGATGTACATGGTGATTGGTTCCGGTGAACTCACCGATCTTCTGAACACCACGGAAGTAAAAAGTTCCGACTACAACACCGTCAAGGCGTTGGCAAAAGGTGAACTTTCGGACTTCTGTGGATTCCGTTTTATTAGAAGTGAGCAGTTAAACGTGGACACAAGCGGAACGAACTTCCGTAAGTGCCTGGCGTTCTGCCAGTCTGGTATCGGTCTTGCTATTGGAGCCGACGTTTCTACTCGCATCGATGACCGAGCAGATAAGTCATACGCCACGCAGGTGTACATGGCTTTCTCTGCCCAGGCTACACGCATCGAGGAAGAAAAAGTCGTAGAGGTACAAGCGACTTACTAACCGTCGTACGGTGGGGTGTCCTTCGGGATGCCCCACCATTTCCTTGAGGGCAAAGTATGGCGAGTGAAGTCGATGTCGCTAACGACGCATTAACATTTATTGGAGCATCGCGTATCACCTCATTGTCTGATGAGCAGACTGAGGCGAAGGTGATGAACCAGTTGTATCAACGAACGGTCGATGCCGTTCTTCGCAGTTATCCCTGGAAGTGCGCACGTCGCCAGGCAGAACTTGCGCAATCAGCAACCCCTCCTGTGTACGGATGGGATCACGCTTACCAACTACCAGTCGATCCCGTGTGCTTACGCATACTGGATGTCAAAGACGCAGACACGCAGGACAAGTGGGACAGGTACGGTGACTTTGTTTACACCAACCTTGACTCCTGCAAGATCACATTTATCGGGCGCATCGATGCGTCAGCATTTGATTCATTGCTGCGTGACGCTGTTGCTGCACGCCTGGCAGCAGAGATTGCTTACCCGCTCGTTGGGTCAACGACACTGCAAGCGCAGATGACAAACATCTACGTTGGCAAGATAGACGAAGCAAGAGAAGCCAGTTCTATCGAGGGCAGCACATCCACCCTGATCGCTAATCACCTGGAAACATTGCGCAAGTGAGATTCCAACCGATCATAGAATCGTTTACGACTGGAGAAATATCACCGTTATTGTTGGGTCGGGTAGGAACCAGTCAGTACGCACGATCATGCAAGACAATGGAGAACTGTTTGCCTGAGTCGCATGGTGGCGTAAAGCGTAGGGCAGGAACTCGATTTGTCTCTGAAGTAAAAGACTCATCAAAGAACACACGATTAATTCCGTTCAACATCTCGCGAGATGAATCGTACATCATCGAGGTCGGGCATCTGTATCTGCGCTTCTATTATGCGAACGCGCAGGTAGTATCTGGTGGCTCACCTGTTGAGGTAGTAACGCCCTGGACTGAGAATGACATTTGGGACATTCACATCGCCCAGGCTAACGACGTGATGTACATGGTGCATGACGGATACAACCCACGCAAACTAACGCATACGTCTGCAACCAGTTGGGCATTGTCTCAACCAACCCTTACGGGTTCCGCGTGGAACGGTAACGCAGATGGACATGCTGATGGATTTCCTCGAACCGTTGCCTTCTTTGAGCAGCGGTTGTGGTTCGGTGGCACGGTATCAAAGCCGACAACATTATGGGGTTCGAAGGTTGCAGACTTTGAGAACTTTACAATCCCTGCTTCTGCCGTTGCTGATGACCCAGTTGAATATGTCATGGCGTCTTACACGAAGGACACGATTCAATGGTTAGCAGCAGCCGAAGTATTGTTTATCGGTACGACCTCAACCGAGCATCGATTAACACCGAACTCTTATATCAGTACAACAAACATACCGGACATCACCCGACAAGCCAGTTACGGATCACGACATATACAGCCTGAGTACATCGGCAGCAAACTTGTATTTGTTCAAGGTTCGGGTCGTCAGATTCGCACCTTTAGTCAGAACCAAACATCCGTGGTCGAGATATACGACTCGATCAACCTGGCGTGGCTGTCTGAGCATTTGACTGTTGGCGGTGTGGTTGACATGTCGTACTCCCAGATTCCTGATTCCGTGCTGTGGTGTATTCGTAACGACGGTGTGCTGCTGTCATCAACTTACGATCCGTCTATAGAAGATGACGTGTTCGGTGGGGTTGGTTGGGCAAAGCATTCGTTTGATGGTGGAGAAGCAAAAAGCATTGCGACCATTCCTCGCGATGCGTTTGATGAAACCTGGATTGTTGTTAAGCGCACCATTAACGGCGCAGTAAAACAGTACATCGAGTATTTAGATTCAGCGATGTATATGGATTCTGCACTGACGTATTCTGGTTCAGCGACTACAGCAATCAGTGGTCTTGCACACCTGGAAGGTAAGACAGTCAGCGTTCTAGCGGATAACGCAGTACATCCGCAGAAGGTGGTGTCGAGTAGCGGAATCACTCTTGATTATGCTGCGGGTACAGTGGTGGTGGGACTTCCTTTTATACCTACTCTGCAACCAGTGGAGTACGAAGGGGGAGTGCCTTCTGGGTCTTCGCAGGGTCTACCGAAACGGTGGGTCCAGGCAAAGTTGCGTCTGCATGAATCGGCTTTGCCAAAAATAAATGGTGTTCGACCTCCTGATCGTTCGCCTTCATCTCCTATGGACGCATCGGAACCCTTAACGACTGGTGACTCTACGCACTACAACTTAGGGCATTCAGATAACGGAACCATAACAATTACACAAGACCTGCCAGTAGCGATGCACATCCTGGCGATCTTCGGACAAATGACGGTAAGCGCGTAATGGCTGACTTTGATATTAAAATTTGTTACCTCTTGCAGACTATTGGCTTCCAGGTTTAGGCACGGGTCTTAGTCTTTTATTTGGAGCCAATCAAAGCAGTGACTTAAGAGATCAAGCAGCGTTGGCTATGGAGATAGGTGCTGCCAATGCGTCTGATCTGATAGCGGTAACAGAAGCCAACCGAGTAATTTCAAAAGCGTCTGCGGAATATAACGCAGGGGTAATACGCAAAGTCGGGTATGCAAATGCCCAGGCAAAAGACGATACCGCTAATCGCAACTTCGCACTGATGGGATTGCAAACTGCTTACGGTGATTACCAGGCAGAACTACAGACCCGACAACTAGCAGGTGAGATACGAGCCAGGCAAGGGTCGAGCGGTATCAGCGTCAATCAAGGATCGAATCTTCACTATCTAAATCAGCAAGTATCCGAAGCAAAGTTTGATCGTCAGTTTAAACGTGGCGTAGAAAAACTTTCTGCCTTTGGTTACTTACAAGATCAACGCGATCAAGCCAATCTTATTCGCCTGGATACAGATCAGCGTGCAGAGATGACGGTAGTTAACGAAGCACTCAATAGTCAGATCGCCTGGAACGAAGCCGTTGCAAGAGCCAGGTCAATGGAGCGTGGCGCAGAGATGAACGCATCAACATTAAGAACGCAAGCGAACTCGGCAATGTACAACAGTCTGATTAACGCAGCAGGTTGGTGGGCATGAAGTTACCAGAATTTCAAGCAACAGGCGGTTTAAATCTGCGGATGAGAACCGCAGCAACAAGAAGTGCACCTGCGATGATGGCTTCACCGCAGCAGCGATTCGTTGCAGAGGTAACGAGCGATCAGATAACTCGCCAGGCATTGACCACAGCAAGCGCAAATCAATCTGTTGCTAACAACTTGACCCGTACTGTTGGTAACTATCTTCAGAAGGCGCGTCAGGTACAAGCGCAGATAGATGCAGTCGAAGCCGAAGCCAGTGGTAACGCAGCATACCAGGCGTACATGCGTCACATGCTTGACTTCAAAGCGACTCGCACAATCTTGGGCAGCAACCTAGAGCGCACTGATTCACCTGATTCTGTATTGGGATTTAACGAATCGCGAGATTGGGAAGCACTCGATGCAGATTATGTGCAGGTGTCGGATCAGTTCGTTTCAGAACTAAACGACGTATACCTTACAAGCAGCCAAGCAAAAAAGATTTTTGCTCAGAAACGAAACACTCTTGACAAACAAAACATCGAGGACATCTACAAGTTTCAACGCGATCAGAAGATTGACCTGGCTACTGCTCGTATCGAGGAATCAAATTCTTTAGATTCAAGCGTTAGTTCAATAGAACTTCGCACGACAAACGCAATTAAGGCAGGACTTCCGGCAGCACCGTTGCTAGAGAACGCAGCAAAGAATATTAAGCGGGTTAATTATTCTCTTGTCGAAAATCATTACGTTGATTTTCAAACAGCGTCGGCTATTACAAATCCAGAATATAGAAAATTTAATCAAGAGTTGCTTGACGCGACCTGGTTAAACACTCTCGACTACATCGATCAACCAGACTTATTGTTGCCTGAGAGTGCAAAAGCGGATGCGTTTAAGTTGTATCAAGACACATCGAAGATGCTTGTTGCTAGAGACAAGAGGGCATCGGAAGCAGCCTACAACATTACTATCGAGCAAGCGTTCAAGTCTGATAATCCCCAAGAATTATTAACTGTCGAGTTATCGAAGGTCGGCGCACGGGATATGTACGGCGAACGCTTTGATGACCTTGTTGAGATGGCGCAGACAGCGCAACAGACTGGCGCAACTGATCGAGACATCTACGGTCAACTTGATTTGTTGATTATGGAGCGCGGTGGATTCGACGGCGACGATGATTCATTTATTAGATCAGTCATTGTTAATCAACAGAAGAATCAAAAATTAAATAAGTCTGACGCAGCGAGTTTACTAGGCAAGTTAAATAGCAAGATACAAGACCGACGCAGTGGTGAAGAACAATTAGCAAAAGCAATTCTTATGTCTGCAATTGTCGGACCTGGTGCTAATCAAGCAAACCTCGAAACGTATCTCGACAGCGAGTACGGATCAAGAATACGAGGCATTTTCACAGGATCGCTTATCAAATTGGATAAGTGGCGACGCAATAATCCGGATGGTGATCTTGTAGGTTACGCAGAAAAGTTGGTCTTGGAATCTGTCAAGTTAGAAAAGTGGATGGTCGATAGCGAGGGCAAACGAGTAACCAGTATTAATCGAATAGGAGAAATTGATATTGGTTTAAGTCGAGATATGTTCGATCAAGAAAAACAAAAAATAGAATCGACAAGTAGTGCAGATTCCAATATGAATTGGGAAGCGCAATCGCTAGAAAAAATTCGCCGGATCGAATCAATCCAGTTAATGATGACCGAGATAAATGAAGTAAGCGGAGATGATTCTTTCCAATCTAACTATCTCGAAGATGTTTGGATGACAACGAATACACCAGGTCTTCTTGAATGAACGATAAAGAATCATTACTAAGTATGTACGAGGCAGATGCGGAACAAGCGCATATGTCAAAGACTCCGTTTATGAAGATTCCTGCAATTCATAAAAAAATTGCAGAAGACCAAGAACAGTATCGATTAGAAAAAGAACGACGCGCAGCAGCACAAACACCGACGCTTACGGCTGAACAGTTACATAAAGACCCGACATATCAGCGCCTGGCAGAACACTTATGGAATGCCTACGGGCAAGGCGATGCACGATTGCCGTCCTACATGACATCCAAGTTTGGTATGCCGTCAAAAGGTAAATCATCCCCGCAAGATAAAGCGGAATGGTTGTCTCAGAAACTAGGCACGTTTAACAACTCGTTGAGCGGAATGATGATCGATCTTTCGAAAATGAAAGACGCGCCTTTTTCTGATCTCAAAGCGTTTAACGATGCGCTAAAAATGTACGACGCTTCTGACACTACTGTAATGCAGGGTGTAAGAGCGGTTGCGCTAGGCACAGCAGAATTTTTTATGTTTGGTGGTCTTGGTTTTATCGCAGGAAAGGCAGTAGCAAAAGGTCTTGCAAAGAACGTCGTAATGTCTCGGTTACAAAATATTGTTAATCGAGCAGGAGCAGAAATTAAAAGACGCAAATTATCAGGAGCGACTATAGGCTCTATTGAAGGTGGGGTATACGAAGGGGCTTTGAATGCAGGTACAGAATCAATAGCGCATCGTGCCGAAGAAAGACCATTTGATCCTACCAACCCTATTGTTGGGACGGCAGTAGGAATGGGTGCGGGTGGTGCGTTGGGTGGGTTGGCTGAATATGCAGGAAAGAAAGTTTTAAGAGGTAAAGAATAATGGGCAGATTGTCAGGAGTTTCCGAACCCCTTGTCGATGTAGCGATGAAAATATATCGCGGTATCTGGGGTGCAGATAAAAAAGTAACAGACACCGAGGATCGTCCGACTGTAGGTGGGACAAGTAATCAGAAGGTTGCGGATGCCTACGCGCACAGAAGAAACGTCAAGCCTCCAGAGGGTGAATCAGCCGTTACTTTCGAACGTGGTTATCCGCAAGTCTTTGAGATGACTGTAACGCCTAGAAATCCTGTTACCTTCGATCAGGAATATGTCACGGTCGATCAACTGCAATCTAAGTTTGATCTTGATCCGCAGGAAACACAGTCACTTATGGAACGATTCGGTGATGGTGGCGTAGACATTAATGAACTGGGTGATGACCC